CAGAAGGAGATGTGATTTGCATAGGTTAACGGGTCATGCTCCAACCGGAGGCAGCAGAAATAGGTTTAGTTAAAAGCGGGTTCTGAGGCTGAGAAAGCTGTTGGCCGCGAAGTGCCTCAAGGCGATTGTTAAAGATGGTTACGGGCGAGATGGGCATACCCATCATGTCCTTGCCGCCATAGACAGCCGTTAGACTGGCAAGCGTTTCCTTGTAAGCCTCTGGAAGCCTGTCCCAAGAACCATACCGTGTAGCTTTGTTAAGTAGCTCTTGATATTGGTCTTGCTCAATCTTCTTAGTCATACCAATCGAAAGAGGTTTCTTTTCGTTGGCATCCATAATCTTGAAGTTGTTTCCAAACGTGATGGCCGTTAAACCACCACCAAGATCAAACTTCTCAACGTCAGTCTTAAACGCAGCCTTAACCTTAGACAAGAAATCAAGAGATAGTTCGCCGCCTTGTTTGAGATATTCAGTAAGAACTTTGTCTGTTTTTTCCTGCGCCGTAGCATCACGGAACTCAGGCTTTGTAACCAAATCAAATGATGACGATTGAAGCGGAGTAAGATTGGGGTCTTTAGAGATGAAGGTCTTAATCTCAGCAGGGGTTGCGCCCTGAGAATCTTTCTGCACAAACTTCTGGGCTTCATCAATTGCTTTCTTAGTTTCAGCAAGACGCGACAGTTCCAACTGAGCGTTGGTATAAAGATTATTAGAAGCGACCTTTTCAGCGGAGTTTAAGGAACGAGTGCCAACTCGAGGATTATACGTTCCGCCCATGCTGGAAACAGGAATGGATTCATTCTTAACAATTGTCTCAAGGTTTTTAAGCTGACTCATTTTGTCGTCATAAGCCCTGTTGAAATTGCTCACAACTTCATTGTTAAGTTGAGCAGCACCAGTGATGGGATTAACGATAATGAAGTTCTTGACGCTATCTGGAACAGTCTTTGATTCTGGCAAGCTAAACGTAACGCCGGGGACTACGGCCCCTTTCTTAACAGACTCACCGTAGCTAAGACCAGCGAGATTGGCTCGGCCTTCTTCCTTGGTGGGAACGCGATAGGTTTCTTTAATAGTTGTGCTAACTCCAGTAGCAACCTGCATTCCTTGAGCAGCCGTATAAGCCTGACCCAAGAATTTGTTTTGAGAAGCAATTGAAATCTCTCGTTCCGCTTGACGGATAGCGTTAGCTTCAGCCAAAGCCCCACGGGACTTCTGAAGGATGCCGTCGAGCTCATTGGCATAGGACTTCAGTTTGCCAATAGAAATCTTTGGAATGTCCTCAACGGAAATGCTTTCAAGCATCTCTGGACGGATTGGAGCCTTGTCGCCATAGAGCTTGGGATTGGCCTTGAATTGATTCATGGACTGAATCGCTTCACCCATCTTGCTTCTTACAGCTGTCTCGTAGAAATCGCGCTCTTCCTTGTTCTTTTGATACTGTTGGATGCCACCGCTAATTTGTTGACCAAGATTGGCGTACATCTGACCAGTGACCTGACCAGCATTCTGAATGCTTTGGGCAGCAGATTGGGCACCCTGAGTGATAGGGGAGTAGTCGATGCGACCTAGGGCGGGATTTACGGTACTTCCAATCATTGTATTTTAAAATTATAGGGTGGACGAGAAAGCGGCCAATTCTTCAATCATGCTATTGACGGACACGCCAGACATACGATAGCCAATATCTTCTGTCAACAAGTCGTAGGAACGGGTGACGCCGCCATAAACCTCAATGGCTTCAATGACTTCGCCGCCCTTAAAGCTGTTGCCAACATAGTAGTCCATCGAGCGTTCACCTTCAATGCGGTGCATATCGCACACAGAGAAGTTCTCGCCACTATCGAGATAGAAACGATGGAAGCGTTTGGCTTCTGGATTTTCGGCATACTCATGTTTAATGAGAACCTTAACAGGTTTGCCAGAGAAGCCAATGACGCTATCACCGGAGCGGATGTCTTCGATGGCCATTTGACCTTCTGGCGTATCAATGAGTTCGCCTTCTGGAATACAGAGCTTAAATAGCTTGCCAACAAAGTTTCCAACAACATTTCCAGCCGCTCCAACAGCGGCAGCAGTTTTTGTAGCAGAAGCTCCAACTCTAGCGGCTTCCAATTGAGCCGCAGCGGATTTCTCGGCAACATCTCTATTTGTAATGTTAGCTTGATTGGCCAATGCCAAGTTGATGCCAGTGTCGGGATTGTACGTCGTAGGAGTATTGAACGTCTTGGCCAAGTCCAGAGCGTAGCCTTGCTGTTGAGCAGCGGTCTGAGGAGCATTGCTCTGTTGACCTAGCAGCATAGCCGTTGGGTCATACGCAGCCCCGCGATAGCCTTGAGCTAGGTTGAGGGCGTAGGCGCGATTGGCTTCAGATGTACTTGTATCGGCTTGGCCAATTAAGCCAAGATTGGCAATGTTCTGTTGTTGCTGATTGGCGGCAAACAAACGATTCTGCGCGTTTAAATCCATGCCAGCAGCTTGATTGGTGAGCGCAAATTGATTGGCGGCTCCCTGATTGGCCATAGCATATTGGGCCTGAAGCTGAGCGTTCGTAAGCTGACCCTGATTGCCAGCCTCAGCTCGGAACATACCCGCCTGATTGAGCGCAGCTTGGTTGGCAAGGTTGGCTTGGTTCTGAGCCCCAGCCCCAAATTGACTAGCCTGAGAAATGTTCTGGGCGTTCTGTAAAGCGGCTTGATTGGCGGCAGATGCGGTGAATTGACTAGCTTGCGAGCCAAGCATTGCATTTTGCAACTGAGCTTGGTTGAAGGCAGAAGCCCCAAACTGACCAGCTTGATTGGCCGCATTAGCTGTAAACTGAGCGGCTTCCGCACCAAGACCAGCAGTGAACTGATTGGCTTGGTTGGTAGCTCCAACATTAGCCAGAGCAACATTTTGATTGGCTTGTTGATTGGCAAGCGCAGCCTGAAGCGCAGCCTGTTGATTGGACTGTTGAAGACCAATTTCCTGACCATAAAGACCTGTGCCAAAGTTACGATTGGTGGTGAGGTCTTGGGTGTAAGCCTGATTGAGAGCAACGGCCTGAGCTAAGTCTTCAGCTTGACGTTGACGCATTGCACCAGAACGAGCCGCAGCTTCAGCAGCAATGGCTGGATTGCTCATCTCAATGCCACGCGCAGCATAGGCTTCACGGGTGCCTTGCTGGAGGTTACGAATCTCTTCAGGGGAAAGCTGACCTGTGCTAGCGGCAAATTCTGCCGCACGACCACCAAGGAGTTGAGCAGCCTGACTTGGGCCAGCCTGTAAAGCCTGTGCGTAAAGGGATTGACCAAGTTGACCACGGGCAAGGCGTTCAGCCTCGGTTTGCATACCCGTAGCAGCCTGAGCAGCTTGATAGCCTTGCGGGGTGTAGCCTTGGGACTGATAGCCTTGAGCTTGGGCCTGTTGAGCCTGATAGCCCTGAGATTGAGCTAGGGCGGCGTTATAGCCTTGTGCCCCTGTTTGCGCGGCATTATAGCCACCTAAGCCTACCTGTGGAGCACCACCCAATAGGGATGCTTGAGCTGGATTGAACTGAAGGTTGCCAAACTGTTGAGCGTTCTGGATGGCAGAGCGCATCCCGGCATACTGATCGGCACCACCCTGTAAAGATTCAGCCCGTTGTAAGCTACCAAGAACCTGTGGGTTTATTTGGTTGTAGGTGGCAGCAAGCTGAGGAGCAAGAGCGGCAATATCAGCCGCGCCAGCAGTACGAAGGGCAGTATTTGCCGCTGTCTCTAAGCCGCTAGTAACACCACCAGCTTGTTTAAGGAGGTCAAGAGAGCCGCCTGTTTTAGCAGTGAACTGTGGCGTAAGCCCTTCCGCATCAGCAGCAGCCTTGGCATATTGCTCCAAGGTGCCGTACATCTGAGCATAACCGGGGTCGCCACGATAGTTCGCCAGAATGTCTGGACGAGCGGCAAGAAATGCCTGTGGGTCAAACGTAGCAGCACCAGCGGTATATTGGCCAATGTCCTGAAGACCAAGAGCACCAAAAGCAGGACGAGCCGCAGCCTCAGCACCCAACAGAGCCGTAAGGGTTTGAGGGTTGGCTACACCAGCGAGATAGTCGCGGGTAGCTTGGCCGGGGTCAAAACCAAATGGATTGGCAGCAGGAACATTTGTTGGGTCAGCAACCATGTCTTGCTCATACTCGCCTGTCTGTGGGTTAAAAGCCATAAAATTAGAGGGAAGATACTGCGTAAACGCTACCTGTGGTTGTGCCGTAGGAGTGGAGTTTCACCACCATTGCTTGACCCGCTGTTAAAGAAGCAGGGAAGCTACCACCAGCAGAAGTCCAAGCTGGCCAAGCTGTTGTAATGGTTCCACCTGTATTGTTCTTGAGGGCCACAATGTTTATTTGGCCATCATCAATGGCTGAGAGAGCAAACGTGCTATTGCCGCCGAGTTGAATGACGGCATTACTAGCAGCCGCCAAATTGAGTGTAATGGTTCCGCTTGTTGGGTAGCCTGTTTCGGGTATTAAATTGAGCAGCGTAATGTCAGCAATGCTCGAACTGATATTACCCGTAATTGGGCCTGTAAAGTTTCCGGCAATAGCTCCCGTTCCTGTAATAGTTGGCGATGTTAACGTCTTGTTTGTTAACGTCTGGCTTGCTGTTAGTTGAACAATGTCCGAATTGGTGATGCTTGCAATCTTTGTAGCCGTAGAAGCATTGCCCGTAACATCGCCCGTTACATTTCCAACTACCGCGCCCGTGTGCGTACCCGCGCTATTGCCCGTTAAATTGCCTGTAACATTGCCTGTGACGGCTCCAGTAAGGGGGCCAGAGAACGCTGTGGCTGATAGTGTGCCGCCGCCTGTCCAGCTAGGGCCACCTGTGCTTAGTTTGGCCGGGGTGATGCCGCCGTCCTTAACAATGATGGCTCCACCAGAAAGCTGTGTGGTTGTGCCATCAACGGCACCAGATACAAACGTAGCCGCATCAACCAAGTTATTGAGGTTGGTTGCGCTAACCTGTGTGTCAGCAACGATTGTCGCTCCTTTAGATAGAATGGCCATGTTATGAGGCTTGTGTTAAGGCTCTGAATGTAGGTGATGCTGTGAGCTTTACTAAACGCAACTTGGGTCGTCCAGCAGTCGGAGTATATCGAAGTTGCATCCCGTAGGCCCGAATGTTGCCAATTCTACCACGCAAGGATGCGTCTTCGCCCACGGCAAGCACTTCACCTAGGATGCCAGATACGGTGCCGAGTTCAAAGTCACCATCCAAGTTTTCGGACACAGCCTCAATGAGTGCGTCTGAGTTGTTGCTTTCGCTCGATTCCGTGTGAATCTCAAAGCTGTTGAACTTCTTGCGCTCAGGGCTTTCAAACGTGAACTCGCGGGTTAAAGCTTCGGACTCAACGTGGAAGAATCCGGAGGGTAGGCCGGGGAAGGTGTAGATGTTATCAACGTCGTCCACCCGTGTTTCCAGCTCATTGATGCCGCCAAAGCGATTGATGGCAAAGAGACGATTGACGCCGCCAGCCCCAGAGGTGATGAAGTTGGCTACGTCCCAGCCCTCTTGCTCGATGAGATCAATGCTCTCCCAGCCCTGATTGAGCAGGTTGTAAACGAGAATGGCGTTATTGTAGGTGGAGGTGCCTAACGGGACGGCGATGTAGTAGCGATTGTTGTGATAGATGGCTACCGACTTGTCAGCATACGCCTTGTTAATTTGGCGGATGATGGGGTCAATTGGGTCAGACAAAGGGAGTCCTGCTCCGCGAAGATTATAAAGGTCGCCGAAGGCTGTTGCGTAAACACCGTTGTCTGAAAGGAAGAAAATTTGATTGGCAATGGTTACAACGGAACGACGGGCCACAAGCCCGGCTTCGCGTGTAATTTCTTTGAGCGTAATGTCCGTCAGGCTACCGGATAGCCCGCTAAGCAAATGAATGCTATTGCGATTGAGCACCACAGCATTGTCGTCCGTGAAGGGGTGGACATACTGGAGATAGTCCGCAATGCCCGCAGTAACTTTGAACTGATTTTGAATGTGGTCATAAGTATCTGAATCGAAAACATCCGAGAAGATTAGCTCATCTCGCACGTTTCGGCTAGTGATTGTTTCACTACCAGATGTGCCCGTAGAGGTGTAGTAGTAGGGGCAGATGATGCGGCGTTGGTGATAGACTCCCCACGGGGGCGCGGGCATATGAACAAAGCCAATGCCCTGAGATTGGGCCACAGAAAGCACGCAAGAGTCGCTCGCGTGGTCTTTTACAGCAGAATAGAATGTAAAGCTATTGGCCGTTGGAACCGTAGCAATGGTGTAGCCATTCCCGCCCTCAATCAAATCCGTGTTCTTATTGTCGATGACGTAAATTTGAGTGCCAACGGAAAGGCCATGAGCAGTAGCACTTACGGTGGTTATTCCGTCCGTGCTAGATGTGTTGTTTACGGCATCAAAGTAGGTGGTGGCAGCATAGGTGCCATTTGCCACCTTGGTAAAAGCTGGGGTTCCGGTGAAGCTACCATTCCAAGAAAGAGCTGTAAGCCCATCGCGGAAGATGAACACCTTGTTGAAAGCCTGAATCATCTCGACATCATCCGTAACTGTAATGCCAGTGGGATAGGTGATGTTGGTGGAAACTCCCGTAGCGCAATTGACGGCAATGGCCTTAGAATTTAGGGCAATGATGAAATACTCGTCATTGTCATCGGAGGGGTCAGAGAACAAGCAGGAGCCATAGGCATTGTTGATGTTGCTGCTGATGAAGGGAGCCCCGGCGTAGTTGGTGCCGCCAATGCTGTATGTCTCACTTCCGGTTGCGTTTGCAATGGTGAACGTGAAGCTGTTGGAAGCAGTGACAGTGATGGTGCGATTGCCATTGGGGTTGACGGTGCCCGTAAGTCCATAGATGCCAACTAGCGTGTTAGTCGTAAAGCCGTGGTTGACGGACGTAGTGATAGTTACCGTCGTTGTGCTGCGCGTTGCGCTGCTAATGGTGCGGTTAGTCCAAATGTAGAACGGGACAACAAGGGCTTCGCCGCTATTACCCAGTTCTGGGCCAAAAGCATTGGCTCCTTTGCGTGGTTGCCAAGCGCCGTCAATGTCCATGCGTCCATTGATGGACACAGCTAGCTCGCCAGTCTTTAGCTGATCGGGGCGTAGGCGAGCATTGATACGGGAAAACCCAATATCAACCTCATCATTGAATTGACTATCTTTTTCGCCGAAGCTATTATAACGAGCCATTGGCCCATTATACCTTGCGCCGCTTGTAGTCCACGCCCTTAATTGTGCCCTTATTACGGGATGCGTAGAACACGGCTTCGCCCCGTTTCTTGCCATACTCCTCAAGCATGGCCTTCTTTATCTTCTTACCTTTTTTGGTAAGCGGCATAATTAGCAAGCCTTACGCTTACCGTAGCCCATCTTCTTGTCGCCGTATTCCATTTTGCGCTCGCGTTTGCCTTCAGCCTTTTCGTGCTTCATCATTTGCTTGCGCGACTTATACTTTTCGTTTTTCATGCTCATGGGTAAATATTAACACGACCAAGCCCTGCGACTCCAATAATTTGCCGAGAGCTTGTTGGACGTGCCTTTAATGCCGCCAGACCTAGCGCAATAGGACTTCTTGCGTGCGGGTTGGCTCTTCTTAATCGTCATGTTGGCGTCACCAAAACGTATCACCCTAGACTTACCATCGGCACAGGCGCGGACAACACTCTTCTTTCCGCCGCTTATATCGCGTCTTGGGCTGTTACAGGGTAGATTGCGTGGGTTCATACGTCAAATGGCCTTAAATCGCAAGGAAAGGGGGTTCTATGGCCTATTGGCTTCTTTGCGCCACTTCCAAATGAGATAGGCAATACCAATAAGACCGCCAATGATGCCCACTAAGCTGTTAATTTGGCTCAAAGTGAACGAAGCTGTGGTAGGGATAGCCGCCACTAGGATGTCTTTCTCTTGCGAGTTCATTTCTTAGCCCTCATTTCCATGATTTTCTCAAGTGTTCTGCCACCAAAGTAGAAGCTCATGATGAGCATGCCCCATTGGCCTAGCAACGAAACGTAGGACTCGTTGGCATTATAGCCAAACGCACTCATGGCCGCGAATATAAAGTAGCCCGCTAGAATTGCCGCCAAGGTCATGGGCCGAATGTTCTTAGACATCCAGCTATCGCTCGCCATGTCCGCCTTGAGCCGATCCGTGAGATTGTTCTGCTCGGTCTTATACGCTTCAAGGTCAGCGTTCATCTTTGCCAACTCGCCATTCTGGGCGAGCGTCGCAAGTTCTAACTGCGCCTTGGCTTTCGCCTCTGGGTCAGGAATGAGCTTGTCGATGAGCTTCGTTCCGATGCCTAAAATTTCAGCGAGTGGAAACATGGTTTACACGGCTTTAGGATTCGTCAAACGACGGAACAAGAAATAGGGAAGCCAAATCCACTTTGGTATCTTGGTGATTTTTACATTGGTATTCTGCACCGTAGGCATTTCAGCGTCCCAGAGTTTAACCCTTATCGGCTCGCCATCTGGTGAGCAGCAGTTCACGAGGCTTACGTTGCGCGTAGGAGCGCGGCCTTTAGTCCAATAGTTGTCGTACTGGCCTAGCTCCACCGTGCCGCTTACAACGCAATTTGAGAGCTTCAGCCCATCAATCGCGCCCTTCACCGTGGTTGAGCCTTCAATGACGCAGGATTGGAAGGAATAGGCGTTGCCGCGCACACAATCAATCGAGTCCTCACGGCTAGCAGGAATCACTAGTCCAGTAGCCGTTAGGTTTTCCACGTTGCTGCACTTGAAAAGATCGTCCCACTCGCGTGGGTTGCTTGGTGCTTGCCAATCCTCAGACGTAACTAGCTTGCCGTTGTCCTGTGGGCCAACGTAGCTGCGCCAATTAGTGTCCGAGGTGCCAGCCATGTTATTCGGCTTTCTTCTCTTCTTTGGGCTTCAGAGCTTCGACGAGCACTTCCGCAGACTTGCGGATGATTTCGTGTTGCTCTGCTGGCAGAGGAGCGAGGCGGGCGGCGGCGTATAGGTTGTTGAGGGCTTGTTCGGTATTCATGTTGTTATGCTTCTAGAGCAGCAAGACGTTGACGAACACTCTGCAATTCCGCAACTAGATTTGCGATGACTTCAGCGGAGCTGGCTTGCATGGCCTGATAGACAGGCTTGCCGTCGCTATCCACAGCATCCTTTTCGCCAGTGACAGCAGATGGGCAGACCTCGGCAAACTCGTGAGCAACAAAACCGACAAACTTGCTGCCGTCTGATTTCCATGTTCCGACTCGCGGTTTCAGCGCATCAATAAACGTGCCGCTCTCTGTAAGAGAACCAGTGATGTTTTTAATACGATAATCAGATGTTTGATTGTATAGTACAAGACTACCGTTATATGTAATTGTACCAACGCCTACCGGACTGGTATTTTCAGCAATTACAAAGTTAATAAAACTTTGTGAACCAGTGCCGTTTACGCCAAAGCGAGCAGAATATTGACCATTTGCTGAAACAGAATGAAGGACATTTGCAGGAACAGTCGTCCCTATGCCGACGTTACCGCCGGAGGGTTGAAGCAGCATATTATAGGCACTTGCACTAGCATCATTTCTTTGTACCTGATGCCATACATCACCAGTATTTGATACTCCAGAGTATTGACCATACAAACCATTACTAGATAAAAGAGCTTGGCCTCCTACAATTCCAGAGCCAAGAGTTGGGCCACTTGAATTTGTTTCAATAACTGTGGTTAACTTAACTCCCGCACTCGTCGTCCCAATGCCGACGTTATTGCCTAAGGAATTTAGACTTAATGCTCCACCGTAGGATTGTATTGATTTGTAAGCGCCGCTACCACTATCACCAATCGCTAAACCATCTGTTCCACCCGCTGTGGTTATAAATAATCCTGCCGTATTATATGCAATTCCGGTAGCATTAACTTGTAATTTTGTCGCAGGACTCGTCGTCCCAATGCCGACGTTGCCTGAGCTAGTGATACGCATACGTTCGGCAAAAGTGCCGCTAGATGGCGTGGAAAATCCCATGTAACCGCTCAGTGCGGTGGTGCTTGTATTTTCACGACCAATATAAATTTGACCAATGCGGTCAGAACCAGATGTCTGCGCGGTTGCCCTAACTTCAAAGATGCCTGCGTTGTCCAAGCCAACTCCTGCCGTTGAAGCAATGATACTTGAGCTAGTGTTTCCAGCGGATGCGACTTGCAGTATTTTGCCTACGTTGCCGTTGCTTGAAGCAGGAGAACTTGTGCCAATGCCGCAATCACCGCTGCTCGTCGCAAAGGTGGCTCCTGTGGTGCTCGACAACGCCCCCGTCACGGCGAGTCCGGTGGAGGAGATGGAGGCAATCGTGCTGCCTGCCGAAACCAGAGCTAGCGTATCGGTGGCATGGTCATACGTTACTTGTCCGGGTATGCTTGCGCTGTTGGCATCGTTAAAACCCAACCATCCTTTACCAGTCGCGTTATTAACAATAACCAATCCGCTGTTGTCTCCAGTAGTTGCAGCGGCGCTACCAACAACTAAATCAAACACGGAATTTTGAGCCGAGGCGTTACCCGCTGTTAGTAATCCAGTGACTCCAACTGTGCTAGAAAACGTCCCAGTCGTGAACGCGCCTGTGCTCGGCGTCGTGGCTCCCACCGTGCCGTTGATGTTGATGGACGCCGTGCCTGTAAGGTTCGTCACCGTACCGCTGGATGGCGTTCCAAGTGGGCCACCACCATAGAGCAACGTACCCGTCGCGTCTGGCAGCGTAAGCGTGCGGTCAACGGTCTGCGTGCTCGACAACATCGTGCGCGTGTTCGTTGTGCCGCCAGCAGCGTTAAACATGATGCGCTTGGTTTCATCCACGCCATCAGTCACATTGACATATCCGCTCGCGCCTTTGGCGACTAAGTGCAGTCCAACAGACGCATCGCCACCTGTTGCC